CCACCCCCGCCCCCAGCCCGTATTTCACCGTGCTCGACGCCGACGGCAAACCCGTCGCGGGCGCGAAGATTTACACGTACCTGACCGGCACCGTCACGCCGACCGCGACGTACACGGATGGCGCGCTGACCATCGCGGCGGCGAATCCGATCATCGCGGATAGCGCCGGCCGTTTCCTGGTCTACTGCACGCCCGGCGTCAGCTACAAGTGGGTCATCCAGGCGGCGGACGGCTCCGCGATCCGCACGATTGATCCGCTCTGGACCGTCGCCGTCAACGGCGTCACGATCAACGACCTATTGTTCACGCCCGACGGCACGTATGACATCGGCAAGACGGGCGCGACGCGGCCGCGGGACGGCTTCTTTACGCGCGATCTCACGATCGGCGGCAAGCTGACGACGACCGGACAATCATTTTTCGGCACGACGGCGGCGATCTCCGGCGCGTTCGTCACGGCGAAATGGTCCGGCGCCGCGTTCAACGGCCTGGCCCTCGACGAAACGGCGAACACGGCCGCCGCGTATTACATCATCTTCACGCAGGCCGGCGTCGCGATCGGTTCCGTCACGCGCAACGCGGCGACGGCGGCCGTGTTGTACAACACGTCATCGGACCGACGCTTGAAACGCGATCGCGGCGTGGCGACCGATCCGGCCGTGCTCCGGGCGCTCGTCGTGCATGAGTTCGACTGGCTCGAGAGTGACACCCCCGATCGCGGCGTGTTCGCGCAAGAGGCCGCCACCGTCAAGCCGCTCGCCGTGTCGACCGGGACGGACGAGCAGACCGCCGCGGGGCAGTGGGCGCGGCCGTGGGGCGTGGACTATTCCAAGTTTGTGGCGGATCTGATCGTGGGCTGGCAAGACCACGAGCGGCGCCTCGTCGCGCTCGAGCAGCGGATCCGTAACCTCGAGGACACGCGATGCTGAGCGCCGCCGCGCTCCTCGCGCTGATTCAAGTCGCCGTCCCGCGCTGCACCGGGATCACGATCCGCGACGCGGCCGATCCGCGCTCGTGGGCGTTTGAACCCTCGAGCCTCTTAACCCCCGTCGAAGTGGGCGCCGCGATCGGCGCCGCGACGGCGGCCCTCGCCGCCGACGGCCCACCGCCGGCCGTCTCCTCGGCGACGTACTGGCGGGCGCGGCAGACGCTGCTCGAGCTCGACGTCGCCGACCTCCGGAAACGCGTCACAGGAGTCTGACCCCATGAGCGTAAATGCTGATCTGCAGATGGCGCTGGCGAAAGATGCCGGCTTCCGCAAACGTCTCGAATTTGCCGCCGTGCAAATCGCGCTGCAAGTGTGCGCTGAGGCCGGGACGGTGCCCAACCACGCCGCGCGGCGTCTCTTTGCCGCGAAAGTGCTCGGCGATTCGGAAACCGCCGCCAAGGCGATGGCCGCGACCGTCGTCTCGCAAGTCAATCTCACGGCGCCCGTCACCACCGTCAACTACGATCTCTCCGTGACGTCCGGCGCGACCGATGCCGCCATCGCGAGCCAGGTGTTTAGCTTGTGGGACGCCTTGAGCGGCGTCTGATGGGCGGCCCCCAGCTCGAGCTCGTCGTCGCCCGCGTGCCCGACGAGCGCGCCGCGATCCTGCTCGTCGAAGACGATCCCCTTGACGCGAAGCTCTTTAAGCTGAACATGCCGGACGGCCCGGCGCGGATCTGGACGGCGACCACGATCCCGCAAGCGATCGCGCTGCTCGCGCACAACACGTTTTCGCTCGCCGTGGTCGATCTCAGTCTGCCGGGCGTGGCCGGGCTCGACGGCATCATCGCGATCCGGCACGCGGCGCCCGATCTCGCGCTCGTCGTCTTGACCGGCGCCGTCACGCCGGATCTCAGTCGGCAGCTGCTCGAGGCCGGCGCGCAGGACGTCATCATCAAGGGCGACACCGGGCAACACGCCCTGACGCAGCGGCTCGTCTTGACGATCGAGCGCCACAAATTCGAGCTCGAGCGCAGCGCCTTTACCGCGGCGCAGTACGCCCAGACGCAAGCGATCGACCTCGACCGGGCGCGCGTCGCGGAGATGGAAATCACGACGCTCCGCAGCCAACTCGACGGCTCGGCGGCGCAGATCGACACGCACAAAACCGGCCTGTATCTCCTCGCGCTGATGGGCGCGTGCGCGATGGCCGTCGCCGCCGTGATCGTGATCTACGTGGTCCGGCCGGACAAGGACAATACGGCGCTGACGACGATGCTGATTACCATGCTCGTGCCCGTGATCACGGCGCTCGGCGCGGCGGCCATTCGCGAGAACGTGAAAGTCACCAACTCGCGACTCACGCAGCTCTTGCGCCTCACGGAAACCGCCGCCCGGCGCGACGGCGCGCAAGCCGAACGCGATCGGACCGCGCCGCCTAGCGACACGGAGCGGCCCTAATGGGAGTCCCGATGCCGAGCCCACCCGCCCCGACGTGCCGCCAGTGTGGCCGCGCGCTGCACACCGCCGACAGCCGTAACACCGGCCTCTGTCTCGTGTGCCGGCGCCAGCGATCCGCCCCGACGCCGCCGCCGCCGCCGGAGCCCGACGAGCCGGACGCGCCATGATCCAAGACCCGATTTTCACGCCGTCGCACCTCGACGTGATCGTGCGTCGCATCATCCCGCCGGACGCCAAGCCGAACGTGGTGATCGGCACCGTCGACGCCACCGGCGCCGAAGTCGTGGCCAGCTTCACCAAGCAGGCCGGCGCCGCGCGCTGGACGTTCCAGGGCGCCGCGCGGCTCGATTGGAGCGGCGGGACGACCGTGGACGGCCGCGTGCTGTACGAGTGGGACTGATGACCGAGCAAGACGCCGTCGCCCTCACGCTGTACGGCGAGGCCCGCGGCGAACCCGTCGACGGCCGGATCGCCGTGGCGTGCGTGCTGATCAACCGGCGCCACGATGGCCGCTGGGGCACGTCGTTTGTCGCCGTCTGCCTCGCCCGGCGGCAGTTCTCGTGCTGGAATGACACGGATCCCAACGTCGACGGCCTGCATGACCTGCTCACGTGTAGCCCCGCCCGCCGGACGCTCGCCGTCCGGGAGTGCTACTGGATCGCCGACGGCGTGCTCGCCGACGCGCTCCGGCCGCGCGTGGGCGCCGCGACGCACTACTACGCGACCTCGATGCCGACGCCTCCGCGCTGGGCCGCGGCCGGGCAGTTTGTCGCCGAAATCGGGCACCATCGGTTTTACGCGGGCGTGGCCTGATGCAGATACGGCATATCGCCATCAGCGATATGTGGCACCGGACCGGCCGCGTCGCCGTCACGCTCGCGCTCGTGCTACTAACCGCGGCGCCCGTGGCCGCCCAAGTCGGCACCGAGCCCCTGGCGTGGAGCCCTGAGCATCGATCACTGGCCGATGCCATCGGGACCGCGGCCGTCGCCGCGCAAGTCACGGCGGCGACCGTGGCGGCCTGGCGCAGCCCGCACCGCGGCCGGGCGCTGCTCCGCGAACTCTGTACCGGCGGCGGCGCCGTCGGCCTCGCTGAGCTGCTCAAGTTCGCGCATCCGGAAACCCGGCCGGACGGCTCGGATCGGAAGTCGTGGCCGTCCGAACACACGCTCGTCGGCACGGCCCTGGCGGGTGGCTGGCGCTTTGAAGTCGGCGTGCCCGTCGCCGCGTTTATCGGCCTCTCGCGCGCGAACGCGAACCGGCATCACTTCGTCCGCGACGTGCTGCCGGCGTATGCCCTCGGCGCCGGCGTGCAGGCCGGCTGCGCGGCCCTGATTCACATCCCCAAGGAGTGACCGCATGATCATCGCGCTCAAATCCGTCAGCAACGGGCAATTTGTGACGGCGTGGGATACCGACCCAGCGACGGGCGACCATCCGCTCGTGGCGAATCGGGCCCGCGTCGGGAGCGGGGAAGCGTTTGAAGTGTTCGAGCGCCTCGAGGACGGGACGCTCATCCCGCTCGAGCTCGAGCCGGTGCCGCCCGCCCCGCCGGCGCCCGATCCGCCCGCGCCCTGGGTGATCACCGGCACCGGGACCGCCGCCGATCCCATCCTCACCAGCCCGATGGATCCCGCCTACCTCGCGCCGGCCATCACCGCGAGTTACCGCGGCGTGAATGGCGCGGCTATCCCGATCCCGGAGTGCGAATACTGGATCCGGCACACCGACCACGCCGGCCAGTACTCGGACGGCAAATTCCGCGGCGGCTGGAACGCCTACCAAGAAGAACGGCTGCGGATCGGCAACGACGGATCGGCCGACGTCCGCCTCGCCGACCAGCGCGCGTGGTTTCTGCCGACGCCATGACCACGCACGCGATCGAAGTGCTCGTGTCGATCCCGGGCTACGAGGCGCTCGGCGCGCTGACGGTGTACTTGCGGATCCCGCTGGCCCTCGGCGACGTGGAGCTCGTGTGGCGGGCCGGGATGGCGCCCTGGCTGGCGCTCGAGGCCGCCGCCGTGACGGATGCGGATACCGTCGCCCGGCCGATCCCCATCGTCGTGATCGGCGGCGCCGCCGGCCCGATCCGTGTGGTGCATACGCCGGCCGTGATCATTCCGCCGCTCGATCCCGTGTCGGCGCCGCCGGGCGAGGCGCTGCTCTTGGCGACGGTGCCGCCGCGCCGCCTCCCGCCCCGCGTGCCGACGGCCCGATCCGCCGAGGAGCTCCACGCGCTGGCCGTGGCGGGGAAGGCGAAACGATGGCCGACCAACTAGTGGTGGGCGCGCCGATCACCATCACCGTCGGCGGGCAGACCGTCGCCGCCACCGTCGTGGAAGTCGCCGAGAACGGCCAGCTGATCGGAATCCAGTTCGACGATCCGTTTCGCTTGCCCACGGGCGGGTGGGTCGGGCAGACCTTGCCGCTGCTCTTTGTCGGCGGGGCGCAGTGGGTGGACGCGCTCAGCGATACCCTCGTGGAGCTCCGGCCCGTCGCCCGGCACTGAGTCGGATCTCGGGTTTTCTCGGGTCAGGCGGGCCGCTCGTCCCCCAGCGAGGCCAACGTCCGATCGAAGGCGCGCTGCACTAACTCCCGCATGTGGGCGCGGAAGACCGGATCCTTCAGAATCTCTTCGGCCATCTCTTCGGCGATCCGTTCGGTGACGCGGCTCAGCGTCGTCGCGACGGACGTGCCCACTTGCTGGGTGATGATCTGTTCGAGCAGGGTCATGATCGCGCCGGGTACGGCAAGAGCGATTCGTGGGGCAAGGGCTTGCCGTCCGCGGCGGCCCACAGATTGTCCAACACGCGGGCATCGGCCCCGAGCGTACCGGCCACCTGATAGACCTCCGCGCACAGATTGCGGAGCTGGTCGATTTCGGCGCGAGCCGCCTCGAGCTCGGCCTCGACGTCGTGCGCTGCGTGGCTCGTGTTCGTCATTTGAGTCCTGCCTGTTTCCAGATGCTTGCGAGGAGCCATCCCTGAATGTCGTCACCGGGATGGCCGTTGACGGTCACTTTGCCGGGTTTCGTCGGATGCACGAACTGCCGATGGCTGCCTTCCGTGTTCTTCGAGACCCATCCGTCGTTCGCGAGTCGCTTGAGGATGTCGCGAACCTTCATATACAGAGTATACGGCATAGCCGTATACTACACAAGGACTATTTCGCGCGGGCCGTCGTTTTCTTCGTGCGCGCGGCGAGCTTTCGGATGTTCTCGAGCACGAATGCCTCGGGCTGACGTCGGCCTTGCTCCCAGTCTTCCACCGTGCGGCGCGATTTGAGCCACCGTGCGGCAAACGTCGTCGTGTCCTCCTCAAGCGCCGCCCGCAGCGCGCGAATTTCGTCAGCAATCGTCATGCCTTTCCATCTTACGGCATCGCCGTAGCTGAGTCAAGCGCGCGCTACTCGGGAGAATTCGGAGAAAGTCGAAATGAGGGATTGACAGCGTTACGGCCTTGCCGTATACTTACTGAGTCAGAAGAAAGCGGCGCCGACCGGTGCTAGTAACACCAACCGACGCCTAACCAACTCAACCTGGGTCTAGCAGGTCGAATCGGCTCCCGCCATTCTACGGGAACCTTTCCGACCGGAAAGAGTTCCTCTCATGTCCCGATACGGTCGCTTCGTCGATGCTCGCTGGATTCGTCAGCGCATGGACGCCAAGGACGCGCGGTTCGCCGCGGCGCAACGTCGTCGCCAGTCCGCCATCGTCCAGACCTCCGCGGTGGTTCCGTTCACGAACGTCCAGGTCATCCGGGACGAACCGGTGACGACGAAGCTGCACCTGACGGCGAAAGAGACCACGGCGTGTCTCGAACTCGTCGCTCAGGGCCGAACGCTGCTCGAGGCGCTGCGCGGGATCCAGCAGATGCGCGCGTTGATCGCCTCGTTCCCCGTCATGGGCGGTGCGCAGTGAGCGCGCCCGTCGTCCACCTGGCCGACGAAGGCGGCCCCGCGTTCGCGGCAGCCGCCACGGCGCCCGTCGTCAGTCGGATTCTCGCGGACTTCATCGCGCACACCCGCGCCTACGCCGCGGCGCTCGCCGAGGATGCGGCGATCGAACACGCGCGCGACAACGACCGCGACGAAGCGTTCGGCTCGACGTGCTCGGCGGGCTGCGGTTTTTGCGGGATGTGCAGCTAATGGCCGCCCAGCCACGCGCCATCGTCGACGTCGCCCTCACCCCAGTGTCGGAGACGGCGCCGACCTCGGTCGTGCTGATGTTCGAACGTCTGGCCACGAACAAGGACGTTGACGTCGCCAAGCTCGAGCGCCTGATCGCGATGCAGGAACACATTCTCGCGCTCGAGGCCAAGGCCGCGTTTAACCGCGCCTTTGCCGCAATGCAGGGGGAGATCCCCGCCATCCTCGAGGGCTCCCGCACCGACAAAGGCAGCTACGCATCGCTCGAGGCGATTCAAGCGATCGTCAGACCCATCCTCGAGCGCCACGGCTTCGGGCTGAGCTTCCGCACGGAATGGCCGGCGGCGGGCGTGGTCAAGGTGATCGGGCTCCTCACCCATCGCGACGGACACGAACGCTCGAGTGAATTCATGTCGAGCGCGGATACCTCCGGCGCGAAGAACGCGATCCAGGCGCTCGGCTCCGCCGTCAGCTACGGCCGGCGCTATACGACGAAGGATCTCCTGAACATCACGACGCGCGGCGCCGATGATGATGGCCGCGGCGGGCGCAGTGCGGCGCCGATCCCCACGCCGCCGCCCGCGGCGCCGGCACCGGTGTCCGCCTATCTCGCCTGGCTCGATCGCTTACGCGCCACCGCGCACGACGGCACGGCCGCGCTCGAGCGCGTCTGGTACAGCTCGCCGAACGCGTTCCGCAAGCAGCTCACGACGACGAACCTCGCGGAGTGGGACTCGCTCAAGGTGATCGCGGCGCGGCTGCAGGGGAGGCCCGCATGAGCCTCGCCCTCGCGCCACGACTGACGCCGTCGTTCACGGTGCTCGACTGTCCGCAACGTTCGCCGGACTGGTTCGCGGCCCGCCTCGGGCGGCTGACCGGGAGCCGCGCGGCCGACATGCTGACGACGACGCAGAAGGGCGGGGAATCGGCGAAGCGCCGCGACTTGCGCCTGCAGCTCGCGCTCGAGCGCCTCACACGCACCGTCCAAGAAGACCGCTATGTCAGTCCGGAGATGCGGCGCGCCGTCGCCCTCGAGCCGCAGGCGTGCGCCGCCTACGAAGCCCACAGCGGCGTTCTGACTACGCGGACCGGGTTCCTCACACACGACACGCTACCGGTCGGCTGTTCGCTCGACGGGCACGTCGGCGCGTTTGCCGGCATCGTCGAGCTCAAGGTGCCGAAATCGACGACGCATCTGGAGTACCTGCGCGCCGGCACGGTGCCGCCGGCGTATCTCCCGCAGATCGTCCACAACTTGTGGGTGAGCGGCGCCGCCTGGTGCGACTTCTGTTCGTTTGACGATCGCTTCCCGCCGGCGCTCCAGACCTACGTGGTCCGCTATGACCGCGACGAGCAGGAGATCGCGACCTACGCGCTGGTCGTGGCGCAGTTCCTCTCGGAAGTGGCCGACGAGGTGGAGGCGGTGCGAGCGATGACAGCGGCCTGACGCCTGTAGACTGAGCCGTGACGTGAGCCTCCGAACCAGCGGGCCGTCACTCCTCCAGTGTCCGCAGTGCCATCGGTCCGGGTCCGACGTGATCGATAGCCGGGCCTTCGCCGACCGGGTGCGGCGCCGGCGGGCCTGCTGTCATTGTCAGCACCGGTTCACGACGTTCGAGATCATCGTCGACCTCGAGGCCGAGCGGGAGCGCGCTCGAGGGCTCGCCGGCGCGTTGCGCGAGATGGCCCGGGCGTTAGAGGTGTGGTGATCTTCACCGGATCGACGGACGTGTTCCGGCCGCACGCTCGGATCTGAGCGTGCCACCCTGCGGTTACAGCCACTTCCCGCAGCACGTCCGTCGACCCGACGGGGGATCGTACGACGAGGCGGCCTTGATGGTACGCCACCCGGAGACACCCGACATCGCGGATCAAAAGCGTCCGGCGAAGGTGATCCGCTTGGTCACGCTCAGGCCGTGCAGGCGCGGGGCCACCGTGATGTTTTGCGCGGCGCGAGGCACGTGCTTGCCGCCGATGGCCGACATCACGACGCCGCCGACCATGAGCCCGCCGCCCGCCCCGATCCACGCCATCTTATTGACGCCGGTTTCCTGGCACGTCACCACGGACGCGCGACTGACACACGCCACGCTGCGCTCGGGACTACCCAGCCCCCACCCGAGGACCCCGCCGCCCAGGCCTGCCACCACGAGGCCGCTCCAATACAGATTCGGGTTCGCTCGCTCCTGGGCGAACACCGGCGTGGCAGCAACAGACAGCAAGAGCGCGAGGGCGAGGATGTGTTTCATGCGGAGGGAATCGGCCGCGCGTGGGGAAGGATGAATCGGTCCGCACGACGACGGCTGGGCCGCCTCCGAGTGCTACCCGCAGTGCTACCTATCGCGAATGACACGTGCGAGATTTCCGTGGAAAATCGTAGAGTTTTATAGAGTCGAGCCAGCTCGTCACTCGGTGCCCACGTGCGATTTTCGGCCTGAAATCGACTGGTGGCCCATCCTGGCGGATGGTCTGCAAAACCTCCACCCCCGGTTCAAATCCGGGCGGCGCCTCCAAATTTGCTAAGGTTTTTCACACCCACGGGAGACGCAGTTGCGGGACTGCGTCTGTGCTACCCGTGGTGCTGCCCGCGCCGAGCCCGTCGAGCTTCAGCGCGGCGTCATCGAGATCCCCCGCGCTGACGATGTTGTAGCGCTCGAAGACGGACCGGGTTTTGTGCCCGGTCATCTGCATGGCCACGCGCTCAGGGATGCCGCGGCGGACCATGTTGCGCACCGCGGTGCGCCGGAAGTCGTGCGGGATCTTGCCGGGCTGGCCAGCCAACGTGCAGGCCGTTTTCCAAGCCTTGTTGAACCGCTTGATCGGTTTCGGGAATTGCTTGCCGCCGCGGCCCTTCGCGACCAGGCGCACGAACACCCACGGACAGATCAGGCCCCGTGCGGCGAGTTGGTCCCGCGCCCGCTGTTGGTCGAGGAGGACCTCGCGCAGTTCGGTCGTGAGGCGGAAGACGCGGCCCTCGTCGTTCTTGGTCGTGCCGGCATCGAGCCGGACTTCGTTGGCGTCGAGGTCGACCTGTCGCCATTGCAGCGGGAGAATTTCGCTGTCGATGCGCCAGCCGGTGATATACGCGAACGTGACGACCGGCCGCAGGGCGGCGGGGAGATGCGCGCGGACAGACTCAAACGCCTCGCGCTCGAAGAACCCCGTCCGGGTGTTGTGTTCTTGACTGGCTTTGATTGTCGGGTAGTGGAGCAGCAGGCCCGCGGCGATCGCCAGCGTCCCCATGCGCCGGAGGACATCGAGCTCGCGGTTCACCGTGGCCACCGACGCGCCCGCGTTGCGGCGATCGCGCGCGTATTGCGTCGCGTGAATGGTCTTCAGATCGGCCAGTTTCCAGTGCCCGAAGGCGGGCGCCAGATGGAGCCGAATCCGGCGTTGGACGGTTTTCAGGGATTTGTACCCTTGCGCGGCGTAGTCGGCTTCGACGAGCTTGACGCCGTCCGCAAAGGTGAGCTTCCCGACGGCCGGCCCGACCGGCATCCCGCGCCCGCCGTCGATCTCCTTCTCCTGACAGAGCTTGAGCGCCTTCATCTTGAGCGTGGTCTGACTGCTTTCGATGATCGGTTTGCCGGCCACGTAGTACTTCATCATCCACGTGCGGCGCACGACGACGCGGCCATCTTTGCGTGTGGTCTTCTGCCGAAAGACGGAGCCCATGATGGCGTGTGTTACGCCTCGTCGTAGGGGAGGCGGCGTTGGGTCGTGTTATCGACGACGAGCCGGAGCCGCTTCATCCGGTGATGAGCCGCCGCTTTGTCGGCGTCCCTTCCCCCGCGTGTCGTTCGATGAATGGATGGCCCACGCGATTCTCGACGTCGGCGAATTTCAGGTTTAACGCGGCGAGCAGCCGCCAGATCGTGCCGAACTCGCTCGTGTAGGGTGCCTTCTCCACCTTGCTCACGGTGGACTTGTTGATGGCGACGTCGTCCTCACGGAGTTTGAACTTCGCCGCTTCCACGCCGAGTCGCGCTTGATTCCACCGGCGATCGATGCGTGCTTTCCGAATGACATCACCCAGGGTGAACGCGCCGGCCACGTGTTCGTTATAGTGCGCATCGTCTGCCCCGCAACGCCCTGGTACTGTTGCGGCCAGCATATTCCTGTGTAAGGCGTAAGGTTACGCTTGACGACGGCGTTTGTAAAGGCGTAAGATTCCGCCGTTATGCGGAAGCCAACGTCATCAACGCCTCTTCGCCAAGTGCGCATCGCGCGCACGATCAGCCAGGCGGCGCTCGCCGATATCGTCGGCGTGAGCCAGCAGACACAAAGTAAGTTCGAATCGGGCCGTCTCACGCCGTCCTCGGACATGCAACAGCGGTACGCGGCCGTCTTAGGCGCCTCCCGCGCGGAATTGTTTCCGCCGCCCGCGCAAGAAGCGCGGGCCTCATGAACCCCTCCGACGACAGGGCGATGACGCCCGCGGAACTGCGCGACGCCCTCCAGCTCGCCGTGTCGACGTTCTTCAAATATCAAGCGATGGGGAAGTTCGATCGATGGGAACTCACGCCGCGGATCGGGCCGCGCCGCTACTCGCGCAAAGCCGTCCGGGCCTATCTCGATCGCGACGTGGCGAGTAGTGAACCGGCCCGATTCTTTGGCCGGAGGCGCAGCGCGGCAGGGTAAAGCGGAGGATTCAGGAAGCCCGCCGCGGCGCCGGGGCAGCGACGCGACGGGCTCACAAGAAGTAGTGCGCGAGAACACGATCAGCGGCTAATAAGGAGCCGTCGTCATGTCCACCGAGACAGTACCAACACCCGCGTCGCCTGTCAGTCGGGCAATCCCCCACGCCACGCCGAAGAAGCTGACCGTCCTGCCGAAGCAGCTCTACGTGACGCTCGAGGCGGACACCCGCGACCCCCACACCTTGTCGCTCGTGGCGGCCGAAACGCTCGACGCCGTGGGCGATGGGGAAGTGATCGGGATCTACGAGCTCCAGGCGACGCACACGGTCCGCGTCACGCGAGCGTTGGAATGACCCCACCCTTCACGATCGGGCAAGCGGTCCGGTATAAGCCCGGCTACGGCACCTACGGCTACGAAGACGACCTCGACGCGGACGGCCGGATGCTCGGCACCGTGCGTGGCTTCACGCCCACCGGCCGCGTGCGCGTCGAGCTCGTGCGCGTGCGGACCGGCCGCGATCCGATCACGCGGGCGCTGGCGCCGGACAGTCTGCAACCGGCACACGTGGAATGAAATGGATCCTCGCCGCGATCGCGGTGGTGGGCCTGGTGGTGGTGGGGAAGGTGTGGGAGTGGACGCATCGATCGCGGGACACGATGAGTCCCCGGTGGTTGAACGAGCACGGCCAACGGAAGTGGCAGTGATGGACGAGACGCCGGACGAGGACGACGATGACGTGTGCGGCCACGGTGTCCCCTTCGATCAGGACTGCGAGGAGTGCGACCTGTTGTACGACGACGACGAGGACGGAGAAGACGACGACGCGGATGAGACCGTCGAGAGTTATGCGGGCCACGAGGTGAGGTCATGAACGAACCGATGGACGCGCCGATCGATAAATCGACGTGGGGCGATGGCCCGTGGCAGACGGAACCCGATCGCGTCGAGTGGCGCCACGCGGGCCTACCGTGTCTCGCGCATCGCGGCCCGATGGGTAATTGGTGCGGCTATGCGGCCGTGCCGCCCGGGCATCCACTGCACGGCACGGCGTACCCCGACGCGGATGTCAGCGTCCACGGCGGGCTGACGTACAGCGACCGCTGCAGCGGCGCGATCTGCCACGTGCCGAACCCGGGCGAGCCGGATGATGTCTGGTGGTTTGGCTGGGACTGCGGGCACGCGTGGGACTTCTCGCCCGCGCTGGCGGCGCAGATCCGAGGCGCGAATTTTTTTGCATTGCCGTTTCTTCTCGAGCCCTACGACCACGCGGCGGCGATGGCGGCCGATCCCTCTAGCCCGACGTGGCCGTGGCGCGAAATCTACCGCACGCTCGACTACGTGCAGGCCGAAACCAATCGACTCGCCGAGCAACTGGCCGCGGTCGTTAAGCCCATCACCGGCGCCGGCGCGCATGAGGATTTGAAGTTTCGTACGTAGCGATCTATCGCGTGGTCCCGCGGGCGGGGCAACCCCGAGATCACGCGGTCTCGACTAACGGTTTCTGAAGAGGTAGGAGGTTTGAGAACCACCGGCTGACATGGGGTTCAGCCGGTGGCCGATTGCGCGACCCAGCGCGCCCTTAGCACTGCACACGGTCGAGGTGACAGGAGGGCGGTGAGATGAGGAATTGTAGGCAAAGCCCCGCGCCCGGATCAAGCGCGGGTGGCGGGCTATTTTCTAATTACGGTCGAGTCGGCGGTCGGTGGCGCGGCGTGTGCAACGGCGCCGTGTGAGCCGCCAACTCTCGACGATCGAGCAGCGGATCGTCTGGACCCGGTTCCGACGTCAGACCGACAAGGACGTGCTGCTCGCGATGGCGCGCTGGTTCTGTTGGCGCGCTGACGGCACGACACGCCCCTTCACCGTCAAGGAGCTGGCGCGGAAGGCGAACGTCCCGAAGCGATCGACCGAGCGCGCCCTTGAGCGGCTCGAAGCGGACTGGCGCATCGAGGTCACCGTGCCGCGGGTGCGGGGGAGTCGGCGGCCGACCGCGTATCGGATCGTGGTGGAGCTCCTGGCATCGGCCGATTCCGATGGGCTCCACCAGGTCGAGACTTCAACCGCCACTGTGGCGGATGAACGCGGACCGACAACCGCCAGAGTGGCGGATGAAACGCCTCCACATCCGCCACTGTGGCGGATGAACGAAAAGTGGCGGACGAAAAATAGGCCTGATTTTGAAGAAGTGGCGGACGACGGATCTCTCAGTACAAGTACGTACTTAGAAGAAAGATCAGGAGAAGTAGTAGTAGCCGATCTCAGTACCCGTACTTCTTCTACTACTTGCGACGACATCCGCCACTGTGGCGGACGAAGTGGCGGACGACCGGAGCATCCCGACGTCTCCGCATTTCTCGCGTGGGCGGCTGTGACGTATCCGCAGCACGCGAGGGGCGCGCACCTGGAGCTCGAGGGCCATCGACGCCGGTATGTCGTTCACGGCCTGCTCGAGCACTACGGCCGCGAGCGCCTCGAGCAGATGGCGGTGGTGTGTTGGACGATCGAATCCGATGGCAATCCCGAGAGCCACGCGACCTGGATCGCGCAGAGCGATCGCAGCGTCTTTGTGCTGAAACACAAGGCGGCGTTTTTGGAGCGCGTCGTCGTCGGGGCGCAGCAGTTGAATTTCGGGCCGATGGTGAAGCTCAGTGAGCGAGAGATTGCGGAAGCGAAAGACATTCGTAATCGCGCTTACGGCGGGTATTGTCCGCACGACCCGACGTGTGAGGACTGGAAGGAATGCGTGCGGACGATCGCGCTCGGAAGGAGAGTCGGCTAGATGAATCACCGCACCCCCCGTACCCCCGCCGACTGGCAAGAGGCCGTCAACGCCGCCGAAGCCTGTTTACTGATCGACAGCGCGCGGCAGTACGGGTTGATCATCGGCGGGCCGTCGGTGCACGTCGCCCGCTGTCGAGCCATCCTGGCGCGCGGACAGGCGCGGGGCGTCGAGCCGAACCGTGCGGGCGTCGACGCCTACATTGCGGCGCTGGCCTCCGGCGATGGTTCGGGCCGTTCCACCACCGCAGGCGCCGACCGAGGTGATGTGTGACGCGTGAACGGATCGCTGAAGGACTCTCGCTCCTCGTGCTGCACATGGCCAACAGGCATGTCGATCCCCCGCCCAATTGGGAGACACACGAATGGGACTACCTGAAGGGCCTCGCCTCCGGAGAATTGCTGCGCTTCCGCGATCGGCTGGTGGCGGCGTCATGACCGTGTCCCGTGGAACCCCCGACACGTCGGACCTGTCGGGGTGTCGGACCGATCGGGGGATCGCGTGATGACGGATGAGCCCGAGTGGATCTCGAAGCGCGACGCGGCGACGCTGGCCGGCGTGGACGAGCGCACGATCGAACGGAAGGCCCGGGCCGGCCGCATCAACGCCAAGGCGCGTCCGGGATTTCCGACGCTGTATCTGAAGGCGGAGGTCGAGAAGTTGGCGCAGACGAGCCGCCAGGAGGTCCGGACGGGCTTTTTAGAGGCCGTCCCGCCCGGTCCGACGAATGGGAACGGCGCCATCGCCCATCAACGGACCCGGACCGAAATCTTCGAAGAGGTCTGGGTGGACGTGCTCCAGGCCTTGCGCGGCGCGCTCGCCCACGGTGCGACAGGTCCGACAGCGGGTGGTCCGACAGGTCCGACACTCGCCGCCCCGACAGGTCCGACAGCGGAGAAGTTGTTCCTGACGATCGCCGAGGCGGCCGCGGTGTCCGGCTTCAGCCAGGCGTACCTGCGGCGGAAGTGTCAGGCCGGCTGGTCCGGGGCGATCAGGGACGGGGCGTGGAAGATTCGGCGACGGGATTTGGAGGCGCTGTGATGCCGATTCACAAAAGGCACATGCGCGGCCACGGGCAAGCGGCGATCTATATCACGCTCCCGGACGGGGCGACGCTGCGCTGGGAAAACTATAAGGACGTCCCACTCCGCGATCTCGCCACGCAACTCCGCGTCACGGCCGATGCCGTCGAAAAGTGCGAGGGCGACGAGGGGCGGACAGATCTGGAGGCGCGGTGATGGTCGTCTACCTCGTGTGGACTCGCGACGGCCGCAGCTGGGTCTGCGAGGCGGACGGCTGGCGGCCGCGTCGGGCAACCGCACCGTACGACCCGGCGATCACCTATCGCAACTGGGCTGACGTCGCCGCGGATGTCCAGGCGGCGTTGGCGCACGGCCGCGAGATTCGGATTGCGCGCGCGACGGTAACGCGGGCGACCTGGCGCACCTTCGCGCCGGCCACCGCGACACAGGTCACTCGTCTTCGCGGGACACGAACGTCGTCGTAATGCCCACGCACACCTGTCCGATCTGCGTCGCCGTCGATCAGGAATTGACCGAGGCCTACGTGCGCTGCGCAGCCGTCGCGGCGGACTTCCCGGACGATCACCGGCTCCACATCTTGGCGGCGATCGGCCGCTGGTGGGTGAGGGAGAGTCTCCAAGATCCCCAGATCCGTCCGGAAGAAGTCGTCCAGTGTGTCGCGAATATTCTGAAGACCGCGCATCAGGTCGAGGGGACGGAGCAGTTGACGGCGGTGCGGCTCTCGAGGACGCCACCGGAGGCGCGATGAACACGCCGGACGACTTCGCCGCGCTGGCGGCGATCGCGAACGCGGACGACGACCGGATCCGCGTCGCGCTCGTCATGGCGTATTGGCACGACCTCGAGCGCGCCGACCGCACCCCGCGATCGATCGCCTACCTGCATCTCGGCTTACTCGCCGGGATGTATGACCGGCTCGCCGCGGCATCCGTCGCCCGGCTGTCGACACGCTGATCGAGCCCATGCGGGTACCGTGGACACCCGAGCCCATCCCCGTGCTACACCGACGCTATCTAGCGGCAGTGGCTGATCTGATCGACCAACGGGACGTCGCGGCGGGCCGGCGCACGGCACCCAGCGGCGATCCCGCGCACGTGTTCGATACCCCACACGGCTTACGGCTGATCATCAGTCGCGATCGTTGGGCTGACGGCCGGATCGGCGTCCACGTGTCCGCGTCGTGGCACCGCCCGCTGACGAAGCACACCACGCGCGAATCCCAGTATGCGGAAATCTCGGCGTCATGGCGGGCGATCAGTGGCTCGACGCTCCCGCTGGAATTCTGCGGCGCCAGTGAAGGCGGCGTGCCGCACTTTTTCGTCGAGCAGTCGCACTGAGAGTAAGCTACCGCCGGCCGCGCATCCCGCGCCGCCGAAAGGATGATCTATGGCCCTCCGCAAACGCACCCCGCGCCCGGCGACCTCGAGACCCCCCGGCGACACCCTCGAAGTGACCGACATCTCGCCGCTTGCCACGCCCGAGCTGATGACGCGCTGATCATGCGGCCCGCCTACCCGGATCCAGGGACGCCATTCGACGACGAATGGATCCGACGCTACCTCGATCGTCTCTCCGCGTTGAGCAGGACGAGCGCCGCCGGGTTGGAGCGACACGCGGGAGAAATCCGAATGAGCGCGCACACGCCCGGCCCGTGGATCGTCGAGCCCTGTGCGGACGATTACGACGGGGCGATCAATGTGGTGTCTGAATACTCAGAGACGGCGGGCCGCAGAACCGCCAACTGGATTGCCGAGTGCGACCTGCAGCGGGAGGAGCCGCACGGCATCGCGGAGAACCACGCGAACGCCCGCCTGATCGCCGCGGCGCCGGAACTGCTCGCGCTCGTGCGGCGCTATCTCGACAACCATTGCGCGAACGCCGACGCCGAAGGCATGAGCGCGATCTGTGAGTGTCGGCTCTGTCTCGACGCGCGCGCATCGATCTCGTGGGCGACCCGGAGTAAGCTACCGCCGGCCGCGCATCCCGCGCCGCCGAAAGGATGATCTATGGCCCTCCGCAAACGCACCCCGCGCCCGGCGACCTCGAGCCCCGCCGGCGACACCCTGGAAGTCACCGACATCTCGCCGCTCGCCACGCCCGAGTTGATGATCTATCACGCGCCCGAGGGCGACGTGATCGGCTACGTGATTGCCCGCGGCAACGCCAAAGGCCTCTCGCCGGCGTTCCAATTCCGGAACGACATGACCGGCAAATTGACGTGGGCGTCGGAGCGGAACTTCACGGCCGCGACGGCGACGGTGCTCAACGAGTACTTGGCGGAACCGGCGGCGAAGTAAGGCGAGGAGAGCGGGCCGATCGCCGTGGCCAGGTCGGGCAACCTGGCGAGCCCAGCGGCCTCACGGACCCGCTCGAGGAAGAGACGATGGTACCGGAGCGTCGCCCGGCGCGCGCGTCGCCGGCGGAGACTCTGTGCAGCCCAGCAGCGCGCCGAACTCGACGCCCACGAGCGTCAGCGCCACGGCCGCGACGACCACGACGACCAGGGCGACCACCAAGGCCCAACCTGGGATCATGCGGTCGTCCCCTCCTGATCGCGCAGCGCCCGATACACGTCCACCGCGATCCGGAGCTCGGCTTCGAGCGCCCGATACCGAGGCGTGCGCATCTGGCGCGCGGGCAACGCATCCAGTTCGACCCACAACCGGCGCGCTTCCGCGAGGGCGGCCTCGGCGTTTCGCACGCGCAAGATCGGCAGGGAAGCCGTGGCCATCAGCTCGAGGCGCGGACGCTCGCGCCCTTCGTCGGCGTCACCGTGGCAAAGAGCGACGACGCCCCGGTTTCAATGCTCGCCTGAATCGCCTCGGCGACGAGCGCAGGCTCGATGCCCTCCGCGACTAACAGCGAGGTGAGGATATCGGGATTGATCGCGGACGATCCGTCGCGTTCATGGTGCCGGACGTCATACCCCCCGACCGTGACCACGTCGCCCTTGTGCAGGCCCGCGATGACGAGCAGCGCATCGATGTCCGCCCGGACGAGCTTTTCGTCCTTCACGGCCTGGGCGACGGTGGCGATCTGTTTGGCGTAGCGCCGCTGGCGGCGCACGAGCGGGGGTAACGCGTCGACCAGCGACGGGTAGCCGAGATACGTCCCCGAGGCGGCCGGCATCAGATGACGCGCTCCGGCCAATGCCACGTCCCCGGCTTCTGGTCGGGATCGTAGGGCACGGCGCGATTGAAATACACCCCGCTCGGCGTCAGCACACAGATCTCGATGATCGGCGTACCGGCCGTGACGAGCTCCGTCACCACCGCGGCGCGACAGACGCCCGCCGGATATTCGCCGTCCGGCGTGCCATCCGCGACGTAATGCACGATGCGGCCGACGCTCGGGAACGGCACCGGAAGCACGCCCTCGTCCATTTACACCCGTCCTTCAAACGGCAACGCGACATCCGTCTCACGCGACGCGGGCCCGGGATCGGGCGCGCGCTGCAGGCGCGTCCGTTCGCGGTAGGCGTCGAAATCGGCGCGCGGGATCCGGATCAACTTGCCGCCGGCGCGAAAGGCGCTCGGAAATTCGCCCGCGCGCAGCAGTTTCCGCACCGTGTCCTCGCAGACGCGGAGCAGGGCGGCGACGGTTTGGACCGAGAGCGCCGGATCGACCGGCGGAGCCAGGCTGGACACTAGCGGCAGAATACCGCCGCTCGGCGCGCGCGGCACCTGCGAGGATGGCCGAACACGCACGAAGTTTGCAAAAGTCGCACACGGCCGCATCAATCGCGCGCACGCTGGATCCACACGCGCCGCGGGATCCCGGGCGCCGTCGTCCTCGAGCCGCTGATCCCCCGCGCCGAGGCCCTGGTTGACCGGATGCGGCTGTCGCGCGACCTATCAAGCCGGCTGCCGCTGCGCGGCCTGTACGGCCGCCAATACCGCGTACTCGCAGGCGTGGCGCGCTGACCGCCGATCGGGCCGTGTCCGCCTCGGCGCCATTATCAGCCCGCGGGAAGCGCGCCGGCACCTCGTCGCGCTCAAGCAGGAAGCGATCAGCGCCCGCGCCGTCTCGAGCGCGCTGGGCCTCACGCCGCGATCGCTCCAGATTCACACGACCGGGATCACCCTCCGGCGGACGTTGACGCTCCGGCTCTTACGCCGGCGCCTGCTGAAAGCCGACTAACCCCATGACCGCGAAACAAGCCCGCTTCGTCACCGAGTATCTCGTCGACTTGAACGCCGCGGCCGCGGCGCGGCGCGCGGGCTATCGCGCGAAAGTGGCTGCGGACCAGGGCTATGACAACCTGCGGAAGCCGGCGATCGCCGCCGCCATCGCGGCCGGGAAAGCGCGGCAACTCGTGGCCGCGGATCTCAGTGCCGTCCGCGTGCTCGAGGAACTCCGCCGGCTGGCGTTCGTGAATGCGCGCGAATTCTTCCACGCCACCGGCGAGGCGAAGCACCCGCACGAGCTCACCGAGGCGCAAGGCGCGTGCCTCGCCGGCTTCGAAGTCCTGATCAAGAACGTGAAAGCGGGCGACGGCGCGCAGGACACGATCCATAAGTTCCGCTTGTGGGACAAGGTCAAAAGCCTCGAGCTGCTCGCGAAACACTTCGCGCTGCTCGTGGAGAAAATCGAAATCAAGGACACGTCCACCGATGCCCGCGTGGCGCGGCTCGTCGCCGCCCGCGCCCGCGTCACGAAGAAAGAGACGCCATGACCCAGGGCCCCCCGTATCAGCCGCCCTACCAGCCGCCGTACCCGGCCGCGACGATGCAGTCGCAGCCGACCACGCCGAGCCCCTTACCCGACGGCTCGCCCATCCGCGAGCGCGTCGCCGAAGCCGGGCAAATGCTCGAGATGATCCATCAAGTGATCAGCGCGCTGACGGATCGGCTCGAGCCCGTGCTCACGCCGCAGCCGCCCGACCCCGCGCCGCAGGCCGCAACGGACGGGCCACAATCCGATCTCTACCGGCGGACGCTGCAACTCTACATCGGCCTCGCCTACGCGAAGGATCGGCTCGTCGATCTGCTCCGGCGGATCGAAGTGTGACCGACAAAGGAGGCCATCACATGGACTACAGTCGCGACGCCTTCAGCGGCCCCTTCACCGTGACCGCAGAACAGTACCGCGCCGCCGCCGTGCGATTGGCTGAGCTCGATCGACCAGGCGCGGACATGCGAGCGCGGCGCACCTTTCGACGCCGCCGGACGCGCGCCGCCCGGCTAGCGCGCACCCTCGCGTTCTATCAGGAACTGGACCCGTCGATCGTGCGGCTCGCGCCGTGCTGGGGACGGCTCGCGAGCGAGGACCAATATCGGCAGGCGTGGGAAGTGTTCGACATCGAGCTCGGGCGGCTGTGTGAGTAACGCGTGGACCGCGGCCGGCTTCCGCGAGGCCGGCGCCGCGGCCAAGCAGCAGGGGAAGGCCTCGACGGTCGAGGCGGAGATAGAAGACTTCGTCGCGTCGTGCTACCACGACCCGCTCCGCTTCACACTCGGCGCGTTCCCGTGGGGCGAACCCGGCCCGATCCAGCACGAGGAAGGCCCCGACGACAACCAGCGCGAATTTCTCGACGCACTCGGCGCAGAGATCCGCGCGCGCGGCTTCGATGGCGCGCGCGCCGTCATGCCGATCCTGATGAATGAGACATCCGGCCACGGCACCGGCAAGAGCGCGATGGGCGCGTGGATCACCGCGTTCGTGCTCTCGACGCGGCCACACAGTATCGGCACCGTCACCGCCGGCACGAATACCCAGCTCGAGGAAAGAACCTTCGCGGCGATCCGCTTCTGGATGAAGCTCTGTATCACCGCGCCGTGGTTCGACATTCAAGAGCGCGGGATTTACAGCAAGGACTATCCCGATACCTGGAAAGTCCACGCGCAAAGCTGCAAGGCCGGCAACGCGCAGGCCTTCGCCGGGCAGCACGCCAAGAGCTCGACCTCGTGGTACCTGTTCGACGAGGCGTCAGAAGTCCCCGACAAAATTTGGGAGACGGCGTACGGCGGGCTGACCGACGGCGAGCCGATGCTCTTTGCGTGGGGACAACCCGTGCGCAACACCGGCGAGTTCTACCGCGTGTGCTTCGGCAGCCTCGCCGCGCGCTGGAACGGCCGCCGTGTCGACTCGCGCTCCAGTCGCTTCACCAACAAGGAGCTCATCGCGCAGTGGATCACCGACTACGGGATCGACAGCGACTATGTGAAGGTCCGCGTGCTCGGGCTGCCGCCGAGCGCCAGCGAGCTCCAATACATCGATAAGGGCCGCGTCGATCTCGCGCGCAAGCGGACGCAGACGGCGCTGCCCGACGAGCCGCTCGTCGCCGGCTTCGACGTCAGCGGCGGCGGCAAGGCGTGGAACGTGATTCGGTTCCGGCGCGGGCTCGATGGGCGCGCGCTGCCGCCGATCCGGATGGCGGGCGAGAAGGATCCCGATCGCTCGGCCCGCGTCGCCCTCTGCTCGGAGCTCTTGAACGACCGGCGCCCCGGGCATCAGCTCGCCGCGCTCTTTGTCGATAGTGCGTTCGGCGCCGTGATCGTCGCGCGGCTGCAGGCGCTCGGGCACGACAACGTGTTTGAAGTGAATTTTGGCGGCGACTCGCCCGACGCGCACTGCGCGAACCGACGATCGTTTATGCATCTGAAAACAAAAGACTGGTTACTGCTCGGCTCGATCCCCGACGAAGACACCCTGTGCGATCAGCTCTGTTTAGCGGGCTATCACATCAACCCGGCCGGTAAGCTCGTCATCGAGAGTAAAGCCAACATTCAGAAGCGCGGCGAAACGAGCCCCGACGACGCCGACGCGTTTATGTTGACGTTCGCGCAGGCGGTCGCTCCCCAGCAGCAGCCGGTGGCGCCGGAGTCGCCGAGAAGGAAATGGGGATAAGTCACGATCAGGCGACAAAACGCGCGGCGCTGGGCGACAAGTGTACGGCGTGTCGAGAAATCCCGTGCGTTCGCAACGCATCACGCATGGTGAAGTCATTGCACGGTCACGAGGCATGTACATCAAGAGCCTCGTGCCGTTTCAAACCGAACTACCAATAGAGGGGATCGCGGCGGGGCTATGCCAGTGCGGCTGCGGACGCCTGACGGTCAGGGCGTCGCAAACGTCGGGCGGGTACGCGAAAGGCGAGTGGAAGCGGTTTGTGTGGGGTCACGGATCGCAGCGGCGCTCCCGCGCGATGCAGCTCCGGGCGGGCCGATGTCGGCACGGGCATAATCTCGCCGTGTGCGGTAGGACGAAGAAGGGTGACTGTCGACAGTGCTCACGCGAGTCGGCCGCCCGCTACCATGCGCGCAATCCGGGCGTGGCGGTCGTTCGTAGGCGTCGCCGGGTGTTGGCCAGCTACGGGCTGACGCCGACGCAGTACGACGCGCGCGTGACGCTGCAGGGCGGGCGCTGCGCGATCTGCCAGACCATCCCGCAAGGTGGCGGCCGGCGGGGCACGTTGCACGTCGATCACGATCACGCGAGCGGCGCCGTACGCGGCCTGCTCTGCGTCGACTGCAATCTGATTCTTGGCAAGAGCCACGACTCGCCGGAGCAGCTCCGCGCGGCCGCGGCCTATCTCGACCAATGGGCCGTGGCGGGCTAGGGGGTACGCTCCCGTTACACCGGCGGCGCCCGACCGCCCCCCTACGCCGGACGCCCCGCCGAGGCCTCGAGCCGTTTGCCGCCCCCGCGCGCCCCCTGCCAGCATCAACAGACGGCCAAGCCCTTCAGACCCGCCGCGCGTCGCCGCTCGGATCGGATCCGTCGGCTCGTCATCGCCGGCGCCGGCGATCGTTGGTACGACGTGCTCGCCCTCTGCGGGCTGACCGATGCCGAGGATTGCGACGCCTGATGGCGCGGACCGACGAGGACGTCCTCGAGGAACTCAAAGACCGCTACGCCGACGCGACCGCGCAGTGGGGCCCCATCCGCGAGGAAGGGCAGACCGATATGCGGTACGTCTCCGGCGACCCGTGGGAGCCCGACGAACGCATCGCGCGCGAAGATGCCGGCCGGCCCTGCCTCGCGCTCGACGAGCTCGGCCAATACACCAACCAGACGATCAACGACCTCCGGAGCAACAAGCGCGGGATCACCGTCACCCCGACCGGCAACGGCGCGACGGCCGACACCGCGAAGTTTCGCCAAGGCCTGATCCGCGACATCGAATACCGGAGCAACGCCCTGCAGGCGTATACGACGATGGCGGAGAACGCCATTCAGCGCGGCTACGGGTTTCTGCGGATCAAAGCGGAGTACGAGCACCTCGATCGCGGCTTCGATCAACGCCTCGTCATTGAACCCGTCGTCAATCCCGACCTGGTGACGCCCGACCCGGACCACGTCCGCACCGACGGATCGGATCTGAACTTTCTGTTCTACGAAGAACGCCGCGGGATCAAGCAGTTTCTCCGCGACTTTCCCCACGCCCAGACCCGCAGTTTCACGCCCGACGATGAGCGCCTCTCCCAAGGCTGGGTGACGGGCGAACAACTCCGGCTGGCCGAGTACTGGACGAAAGAACCCGGCCCCCGGCGTGAGCTGCTCTTGCTGAAGCCGGCGCCCGCGGGCCCGCAGAATCCCCAGCCGCAGCCGATCGAGATGTTCCGCGACGAGATCACCGGCCACGAGCCGACATCGGATCAGATCCTCAAGTCCCGGTGGGTGACACCGCTCACCGTCACGTCCTACCTCACGAACGGCGTCGAAATCCTCAGCACGACGCCGTGGCTCGGCGCCAGCATCCCGTGGGTGTGCTGCTACGGCAAAGTGATCTACCTGCAGAACGCCGCCGGCCGGGCCGCGCGGCAGCTGCTCAGCATGATCCGCCTCGCGCGCGATCCGTTCATGCTGTATTGCTACTACCGGACCTGTCAGGCCGAGCTCGTCGGCATGACGCCGAAATTCCCGTACTTCGTGGCGGAAGGGCAGCTCAGCGCGGCGAATCTCGCCCTGCTCCAAAAGTCCCTCAGTGAACCCGTCGCCGTCGTCGAATACAAGACCAAGACGCCGGCGCAGCAGGAAGGCGGGCTCGGGCCGCCGTCGCGCCAACCCTACGAGCCGCCGATCCAATCGCTCGAGATGGGCGCTGAAGGCGCGCGCCGGGCGATCCAGGCGGCGATCGGCGCGAGTCCGCTCCCGACCTCGGCGCAACGGCGCAACGAAAAGTCCGGCGTCGCGCTGCAGCAGATGGAAGACTCCGCCCAAAAGGGCAGTTTCCACTTTGTCGATCACCACGATGAAGGCGTCATGCGCTGCGGCGCCATCCTGGACGAGTGCATCCCGAAGTATTACGACACCGCGCGCGCGACCTCGATCCGCGACGTGAAGGACCAGCCGCAGATCGTCCGGATCAACGATCCGCAGGCCCGCGACCAGGCCGGCCAGCCCGCCCACATCGATACGACCGTCGGCGATCACGACGTCACGATCAGCGTCGGCCCGAAGAAGGACAGCGAGCGCGAGGCCGCCTCAGACTTCGCCGACTCGATCATCGGCAACCCGCAGATCGCGCAAGTCATCGGCCCGCAGAAGGCCGCCGAGCTCCTCGCCGCGTCGATCCGCCTCAAGAACCTCGGCCCGATCGGCGACGAGATGGCCGAAGTGATCAGCCCCCAGGACAAGGGCAAAGACGATCCGCGCGCCGCGCAACAGCAAACGGAGCAGATGAAGCAGCAGCTCGAGATGGTGACGAAGGCCGCCGACGCGATGAAGCAGCAGATCGAGACGGACCAGGTCAAGACCGCGGGGCAGATCCAGATCAAGCAGATGGATCTCGACTTCCAGCGCGAGAAGCTGCAGCGCGAGTCGGAAACCAAGATCACCGTCGCGGAACTCGGGGCCAAGGTCGATCGGCTGCAGCTGTTCCTGGAGGAACGCGCCCGGCTCGGCGTGCAGGCGGCCGACGCGGCCAGTCAGCAGCACGACGCGGCGCATGACATCGGCATGGCGGCGCAGGAGCACGCGCACGCGCTCGCGCAGAACCAACAGGTGCACGACCAGGCGCTGGTCCAGACCGACCAACAGGGCGCGCAACAGGCCGATCTCGCGGCGCAAGGGCATGACCAGGCCCTCGCGCAGGGCCAGCAGGCCGCCGCGTTGGCGCCGCCGCCGGCGCCCGAAGGTGACGAGTGAGCATCGCGCTCGGTGAACTGGCGCGCACGTGCGACTGGCGGACCCGCCTCGAGCGGCTGCTCGTGCACGTACTCATTTGCATCCGCCGATCACGGACGCGCAGACTGAATCGACCCGTATGACCAGTTAACACCGCCCCGCCCGCGTTCTAGGCTCGCTACCGAACCGCCGCCTCATCCCCGGCTGAACGCGGACATGGATCACACAAGCCGATGACGTGTGTTGCGCCTCGATATCTGAGGACCGCGGCCGCGTCATTTGTGCTTGTGGGATCCCCGATCACCGGATGGCCCCGCGCTGGATGACGCGCCGGGGGATGCATGGCCGACGTCGCACCCGCTGTACCCGCACAGCCCGCCCCGAGCCCACCGACCGCCGCCCCCGACACGCCGAGCGCCGGCTCGCCGACCGACACCCTCGCCAATCTCAGCGCGCCCGAGCTCCAGGACTGGCGCCAGACCGGCACGCTCCCCGACGGCGCCAGCGCGCGCCGCCGCCCCGACACCGACGCCGCCGCCGGCGACGCCGCGCCTGACGAGGCCGCCACGCCGAAACCGACGGCCGCGCCGACGCCCGAACAGCGCGCCGTCAGCAAGCGTCAGGCGCAGATCAACGACTACGAGCGCCGGATCGCCGAGCAGGCCGCCGAGCTCGCCCGGTACAAGACGCCACCCGCGGCGCCGACCCGGCCGACGCCCGACCGCGCCCCGATTCGCCTCGACATCACGAAGCCCCCGCTCGACGAAGCCGCGTTCTACACCGCCCGGCCGGACGCCTCGACGGCCGACTATCTCCGCTATGTGACGCACTTCGATCGCGAAGTGGAACGCGTCACCAGTTCGATCCGGCGGAGCGAAACCGAGGCCCACGACGCCGCGCAGACGCGCGCGAGCAAGTTTCACGCGCAGATCACCGCGATCGCCCCCGATCCCGCCGTCTACCTCGAGCACCTCGATCCCGAGCTCGTCGCCCTCGAAACCCGAGACGCCGCGCGGGCGCAAGGGAAACCGATCGGCGCCGCGAATGACCTCGCCGACGAGATTCTCGACTCCGACGTCGCGCCGCAGATCCTCGAGTACCTCACCGCGCACCCGGACGACAAGGCGAAATTGCTCGCCAGCCCGACCCGGCGCGCCCTGGTGCGGGCCTTCTCGCGGATTGAGCTGCAGTTCACCCCATCCGCGGCACGAGCCGGGATGGCCCCGAAAACCGTCACCGACGCGCCCGCGCCCCCCGTCACCCTCGGCCAGCGATCGACGCAGGCCGGCGACGCCGTGGAGTCCGCCATTCGCAGTCGGGACGCGGGCGCCTATATGCGCGAAGCCAATGCGCGCGAATTAGCGGCCCGCGGCAAGTAGAGAAAGAGCCCCGTCATGCCTGTCGCCCAAAACTTCGAGTTCTCGGACTGGTTCGCGATGGAAGCGTTACGCCAGCTGATGAACCCGCTCGAAATCGCCCCGTTTTTCAACACCGCGTACAACACCGAGTTCAAGAAGGGCTTTCCCGTCGGCGCCACCGTCCACGTGCCGTTTCCGAAACAGTTCGTGCCCGACGCCGACAACACCCTCGGCTACACGCCGCAGCCCATCGTCGATCGCCACGCGGACGTCACGATCGATCGCGTCGGCAAAGTCCACTTTGAATGGGACTCGATCGAGCGCGCGCTGAAGATGGCCCGCGGCCGCGAGAAGATCGCGAAGGACATCATCAAGCCCGCGATGACCACGATCCGCAACAAGATCGAATCGGACTGCGCGCTGTGGGCGTACCAGAACACGCCCAACGTCGTCGGCATCCTCGGCACCAACCCCGCGTCCTTTGACGCCGTCTACGGCGCGGCGGGGCAGCGGCTCGCAGAAATCGCCTCACCGCCCGGCGAGCATGGCGTGTTTCTAAACCCCGGCGTCGTGCGCGCGCTCCGCGCGACCGTCGTCAGCCAGTTCAATCCCGTCGACGATCTCAAAAAAATGTGGAAGAAAGGGATCATCGGCGAGGCGAACGGCTTTGACACCTACCAGACCAACAGCCTGTACCGGCACACCGCCGGCACGTGGGCGGCCGTGGTCGAAATCCTCGCGGCGGGGCAGAGCGGCGCGTCGCTCAGCTTGACCGCGACCACCGGCGACACGTTCAAGAAGGGCGACAAGTTCAACATCGTCGGCGTGAACGAAGTCAACCCGATCACGTATCGCAGCACCGGCACGCTCAAGCAGTTCACCGTCCTCACGGACGCGACCGCGGCGGCCTCGGCCGTGACGTTGTCCGTCTATCCGGCGATCGTCGGCCCCGGCTCGCCCTATCAGAACGTGGACGCGTTGCCGGCCGCCGGCGCCGATCTCACGCTCTGGCCCGGCACGACGACCCCCAACGGCAAGACCGGCAGTGTCGGCCTGGCGCTCGGTCTGAACGCGTTCGCGCTCGTCAGTGTCCCGCTGGATAACCCGCCCGTCGGCGGCGCCGTGGAAATCTCGTCGCAGGCGACCGACCCGGACACCGGGATCACCGTCGCCGTGCTCCGGATGTTCGATGGCTTCTCGCGGAAGTGGATCAACCGGATCGAGTGCATATACGGCTTCGGCAACTTCTATGCGGACCACGACGCCGTGGTCATCGCGGGCGCGTAAGTCCACCGTCCACCCCGGCAACCCGTCAGGCCCGGGCCGCGTGCTCGGGCCTCGTTTTCGCGCTGAAGGATCGTTGCTATGCCATTCACGAGTTTTTCGCCGTCCATCAACTACGCCCGCCTGTCGACGCTGGCGTACCCGACCGTCACGCCCACGATCAACGCGACCGCCGCCGCCGTCACCTACACCCCGGCGGAAATTCTCAGCGGCTTGATCCTCCGCGACACGCTGAGCTCCGCGCGCGCGGATCTGCTCCCGACGGCCGCGGCCCTCACCGCCGCGATCAACGGGTGCATGATCGGCACCTCGTTTCGGACCATCATCCGCAACACCAGCGCGGGCGCCGGCTCGTCGACGCTGACCACGAATACCGGCATGACGATCAGCGGCACCGCGCCGATCGTGTTCCAGCAGCAGAAAGAGCTGCTCTTTGTCTGCACCAACAACGTGGTGGGCAGCGAAGCCTGGACCGTGTACTCGCTCGGCGTCTCCGTCGCGATCTAGTTCCCCCCGCCCGGCGCGCGACACGTGGCCGCGCGCCGGGATCTTCTGCCGCATTCCGGAGGCCCGATGGATACCCGACCGACTGATGACCTCACCGACTTTCCGCGGATCCTCAAGCAGCCCGGCGGCGGCCGGCTGAAAGTCGCGAACACGGCCGAGCTCGAGGCCGCCGTCGCCGACGGCTGGGCCTTGCACGTGGCGCCCGAGCCCCACGCGCCCGCCGCGGCGCAGCTACTCAACCCGCCGATCCACGACGCGCCCGCGGCGCCGACGCTGGCCCCGGCGCACCAGGACGCCGACGCGCTCGCCGGCGGCCTCGACGACATCGAGACGACCGTCGCCGCGCTGGGCGATCTGCGGACCGTGCAAAATCTCCGGCTGCTCGAGGCGCGCGGCCGCAACCGGAAACGCGTGCTGGCCGTGATCGACGCCCGGATCGGCGCCCTCGCGAAGAAGAAGTAAGCCGTGCCGCTGACGACCCGCGATATTTGCGAACGCGCGCTCTTGGCGCTGAACATCGTCGCCGCCGGCGAGGTGATGGGCGCGGACGATGGCGTGTTCGTGCTCGGCGAGCTCAACGACTATTTGGACGAGCTCAACGCCGAGCGGAGCGCCGTGTACGCCGACGTCTACAGCACGTGGACGCTGACGCCGACCCTCGCCCCGCATACCATCGGGCCGACCGGCACGTTTGTCGTCACCCAGCGGCCGCAGACCATCGACTACGCCAGTCTGCAAGTCGGCAGCACCTTTGTGGAAATCCGGATCGCGGATCGCGATTGGTGGCTCGCCCTCGCGAATCCGGCGCAAGTCTCGAGCGTGCCGGCCAACCTGTACTACAACCCGACGTGGCCGAATGGCCAATTGAACTTCTGGCCCGTGCCGAGCGCGGCCTCGCTCGTGGAGCTCGTCACGCGGCAAGTGCTCGGGCAACTCGCGCTGACCGATACGTTCTCGCTCCCGCCCGGCTATCGCTCGATGATCACGAAGACGCTCGCCGAGCGGATCGCGACGCCGTACGAGAAACCCGTCCCGGCGCAGCTCGCCAAGGATGCCGCGAAGGCCCGGGCGACCGTTGCCGACGCCAACACCGTGATCCCGCACTTGACGACGCGCGACGCCGGCATCCCCGGCAGCCGCAGCGGCGCCGGCTACAACTACCGCACCGGCGGCGGAGGCGGGACGCCGTCCCGCTGGTCAGAATGAGTCTCGCCACGCTCTTTCGCTCGACGTTCTCCAACATTGACCTGGCGAAGTTCGGGCCGACGCATTGGAACCAGTTGCGCGACCTGGTGACGCGTCTCCTGGACACGCCCTCCGACGTCGACGGCTACGTGCTCACGCGCGACTCGACCTCGATCAATGGCGCGAGCTGGAAAGTCCCGACCGGCGGCGGCGGCGCGCCGCCCTTCGGGACCGGCTATACCCGCGTCACCGCGGGCGCGTGGGATACGCCGGCGGCGCTGACGGAAGCCAACATCACCAACCTTGTGTCCGACCTGGCGGGGAAGGCTTCGAGCGTCCACACCCACGTCCAGGCGGATGTGACCGGCCTCGTGACGGCACTCGCCGCCAAGGAAGCGACCGCGAACAAGAACACCGCCAGCGGCTACGCCGGCCTCGACGGCTCGAGCAAGCTCACGGGCAGCCAGCAAGTGTACGGAACCGCGGTCAACACCGCGGCCGCCGGCAATGACGCGCGGCTGACGGACGCCCGGACGCCGACCACGCACGCGACGAGTCACCAGAGCGGCGGCAGCGACCCGATCGCGCTCGACACGCTCGCGGCGGCGACCAATATCACGACGCTCAACGTGTCGATCACCGCACACGGCCTCGCGCCGATCCTGCCGAATGACGCGACGAAATACTTGAACGGCGTCGGCGCCTACACCGTGCCGGCCGGCGGCGGCGGCTCGGGCGATCTGCTCTCCGTGCTGACGGCCGCGGAAATCGCCGTCACGACCACCGTCACCGCGACGATCAGCCGGATGCACGTCATCAGCGGCACGTCGGCCAACTACACGATCACGTTGCCGGCCGTCTCGGGCAATACCGGCAAGCTGATCGGCTTCCGCGTCGCGACGACCGGGACGAAGCTCTATACCCTCGACGGTAACGCGTCGGAAACGATCGACGGCGCGCTGACGCGGATCCTGTGGGCGGGCGAGTCGGCGATCCTGCTCTGCGACGGCTCGACGTGGAGCAAAGTCGGCGGCAAGTCGATCCCGATGATCTTCAAAGGCTCGCGGTCGCTCACGAGCCAGACCGGGATCGCGGCCAGCACCGGGACCGCGATCGTGCTGGACACCAATACGAGCGACACCAACGCGCCCGCGGCCATGTGGGACAGCACCAACGGCCGGGCCGTGTGTCTGCGGCCGGGCCGCTTTCTCGTCGCCGTGTTCATGTATGCGAGCGGCGTCTCGACGGTGGCGTACCTGAACTACGGGATCAACGGCGCGGGCGCCGCCTCGATCGGGTATCAGCAATCCTCCGCGATCGGCGGCGTGGCGGCGGGCGCCTACGTCGATATTTCGACCTTTGCCGTCGGCGACTACATTCAGCCGCGGTTTTATGGCGACTCCGGCGGGACGATCACCGTGCTCGGCACGGCGGCGCCGGCGTCGCTGGAATTGATCGAGCTGCCGCAATGGTAGATGTCGCGCGCGTCCTCGCGTACGCCTACCCGGCCGCCATCCCGCGGACCGATTACACCGTGGCCGACAACACCGACGGCGCCGGGCCGTTTCTGGCGGCGTGGAATCCGGCGCTCGGCGCCCAGCCCTCGCCGGCCGCGCTGGCCACGATCGCGGCCTCGGCGCCCTATCTCGCCTGGATCACGCCGGCGGCCGTGCAAGCCCGGGCCGACGCGCTGCAGCCGGCGCGGACGACGCTCCGCCTCGCGGCGGCGCAGGCGATTATCGACATCGACACGTTTCTCGCGCTGGCCTCGCCGACCACGCCGCAGACCCTCGCGGCCGTCAAGCGGCTCGCCGAGATGATGCGCGCCGTGATCAACCGGCTCGGGCAGATCGACTGACATGCAGTACCCGGGATTTATCGGCAGCTCGAACCCCTCGCAGAGTCGCGTCGCCGACACCGAGCAGACGGTCAACCTGTACGTGGAAGCGATCGAGAGCGCGGCCGGCGCGCCGGCGGCGGCGCTCTATCCCACACCCGGCTTCCGATCGCACATCGTCACGTCCGCCGTCGGCGCGCGGGCGATCTTCGACGTGGCCGGCCGGACCACGGGCGTGATCGGCGGCACGTACTACGATTTGTTTCCGCTGACGCAGACGTCGACGGTCCGCGGCGCCGTCGCGGAAGACGTCCGCCTCGCGCAGATCGTCAGTAACGGCAGCGCCGGCGGGCAGCAGCTCGTGGCCAGTGGCGGGCATGCGTATTTGCACGTCTTGGCGACCAACGTGTTCACCCAGGTCTTAATCGCCGAGGCGACGCAGATCGGCATGCTCGATACGTACTTTCTGGCGTTCAACGCGAACAACGGCAAACTGCGGATCTCGGGCAGCAATGACGGCGCGACATGGGATCCCACACAATTCGCGCTGCGGAGCGCGCAGCCGGATCCGTGGCGCGCGATGGTGGTCAACGCCCCGGACATCTGGTTGTTTGGCGAACAGATCACCGACGTGTGGTATGACGGCGGCGCGTCGCCGTTTCCCCTCGTGCCGCGCGCCGGGCTCTCGATCCCGTACGGGATCGGCGCGAACTTTTCCGTCGCGCTCTCCGGCGGCAGTCTGCTCTGGCTCTCCCGCAACAAAGACGGCGCCGGGATCGTCGTGCAATCGACCGGCTATACCGCGACGCCGATCTCGTCGCGGGCGCTCGACACCGCGATCGCCAATTACGCCCGGACCGCGCTCATCACCGATGCCGAAGGCCTGATCTACCAGGACCAAGGCCACGTGTTCTACGTGCTCCGCTTCCCGAGCGCCAACGCGACGTGGGCGTATGACCTGACGACGAAGCAGTGGGCGGAGCGCGGCCAGTGGAACAACGCGCAGGCCCGCTACGACGTGTGGGCGCCGCGCGTGCATGCCTACGCGAGCGGGCTGCATCTCACGGGCGACGCCACGAGCGGCGTCGTCAGTGTGATGGATGTCGCGATCGGCACCGAGAGCAACGGCACCGGGATCCGGCGACTGCGGCGCGGCCCGCCGCTCAGCCAGGAGAACCACCGGATCAGCGTCAGCCGCTTCGAGCTCAGCCTCGACGTGGGGCAGGGCGTCGCCGTCGGCCAGGGCAGCGATCCGCAGGTGATGTGCCGCGCGAGTAGCGACGGCGGCCAGACGTGGGGGCTCGAGCGGCGGGCGAGCGCCGGCAAGATGGGCGAATACACCCGCCGCGTGTTCTGGACGCGCTACGGATCGCCGCGGCGCTGGGTCGCGGAAATCACGATGAGCGATCCGACCCCGTGGCGGATCCTCGACGCCTATCTGAATAACGACCCCGCACGACAGGCGGGCGCCTGACATGGCCACGCAACTCGAGCCCGTCCCGCACACCACGCCGCTCGTGACGGAGGACCGGACGATCACCAGCGAGTGGTACCGCTATCTGTCGGCCGCGCTGCTTGGCCGCTTGAACGCGGCCGTGTATACGAAGAAAGCCGTCACGCGCGCCTCGACGGCGGGCGCGCTGGGCGCGACGGCGCTCGCGCAAGGCGATACCGGGCTGTATCGCGTGAGCTGGAATGTCCGGATCACGCAGGCGGCGACGACGTCCTCGAGCCTCACCGTCACGATCGCGGCGACGGATGGCGGCGTCGCCGTGCTGCAAGTCGGCCCGGCGCTGACCGGCAACACGATCACGACGGTGCAGAGCGGCACGTTTCTGGTCCGCGCCGACGCGGCGACCCCGATCACCTATGCCGTCGCGTACGCCTCCGTCGGCGCGACGGTGATGCGGTACACCATCTCGTTTGCGATCGAGCTCGTCAGTTGAGGCCCGCATGATTCGAGACGCCACGATCGCGGACGTGCCGGCGCTCGTCGCGATGGGGCAGCAGTTCCGCGCCGAGCTCTACGCCGAGACGCTCGGCGACAACCCCGCGCAACTCGCCGCGATGGCCAGCCACTTGATCACCAGCGCCGACGGCTTGCTGCTCGTGGCCGAGGACGCCGGCGCGCTCGTCGCGATGATCGGGTTTCTGATCTTTCCGCACTTTCTCTCCGGCGAGCGGACCGGCGCGGAAGTCTTCTGGTACGTCGATCCAGCCAAGCGCGGGATCGGCGTCCGGCTACTCAAGCGGGCCGAGGCGTGGGCGATCGCGCACGGCGTCGCGCGGATCCAACTCGTCGCCCCGACGCGCGACGTGGGCGTGCTGTACGAGCGCCTCGGCTATCAGCCGATGGAAACGGCGTATATGCGGACGGTGCCGGCGCATGGCTGAGCGCAGGCTCGGGCGCGTGTTCGACGAGACGGCGGCGCCGTTCCAGGTGTGGGACAACGTGATCCCCGATCCGGCGGCGTACCGCGAGGCCGCGCTCGCGCAGCCGTTTGGCGACTTCGTGGCCGCGCCCGGCGTCGTGTTCCACGGCATCGCGCCGGCGGGCCCGCAGCTCCCGGCAATCCTCGCCGAGCGCGCGCCCGGGCATCAGCCGACGCTGACGTTTTTCCGCCAGTCGCCGGCGGGGCAGCGCGAGCCCAACTGGATCCATTGCGATCGGGATATGGGCGACTGGACGGCGATCCTGTATGTGACGGCTGATCCGCCGCCCGAGGATGGCACGACCTTTTGGCGCCGACGCACCACGGGCGCGCGGGGCAGTGTGGCGACGACGCCCGACGCGTACCACCGCGAGGCCCTCGCGTTCCGCGACGACGCCCTGTGGGAGCCGTGGCAAACCGTCCAGGCCCGGCTCAATCGCCTCGTGCTCTTTCAGGCGGCGCTCTTTCACTCGCGCGCGATCGTCGAGAACTACGGTGCCGGCCGCGACGCGCGCCTCATCCAAGTCGTATTCGGCACCCTGCAGGAGAGAGACACATGGGTGTAGCTACCAGTATCGCGATCGGCCTCGCGATCGCCAGCGCGACGACCTCGGTCGCCGCCGCGAAGATGAACGCGAATACCGCCAAGGAAGGCGCGGAGCTCCAGACCAACTCCGCGAACCACGCCGCCGACGTCCAGGGCACGAGCGCGGCCGAGGCGCTCGCCTACACGAAGCAGCAGGCCGCGATCGCGCGCGCCGATGCCGACCGGACCCAGCGCGCGAACTACGACCAATGGGCGGCCGAGCAACGCAACAACGCCGCGAACGCGAACGCCCGGATCGGCTCGATCAACGCCCTCGGCGCCGAGTATGGCGTCGCCGCGCGGCCGAATGTCGTGGCCGAGCTCCCCGGCTATCGCTCGTCGATTGGCGGCGCCGCGACCGGCGCCGGTCTACCGCCGGCTGCCGGCGCGACGGCGCCGCCCGCAAACGGCGCGAACTTGTCCGATCCCGCCGCGTGGATGAGTCTCGTGGGCAATACCGCCGCGCTCAGCGACTGGACGAAGGCCGGCCTCGGGCCGACGGCGACGCCGGAGCTCGTCGACTACTACGTCAGCAAAATCAAAGGGCAGCCCGGGATCGACGCCCACGAACAGGCCGGCGGCGCGACGTATTGGCTCGACAAGATGCGGACTGGCGCGACCGAGGCGCCGGCGCGCGCGCCCGCCCCCTATGCCGCGAACGCCTACGCCGCGACGCCGCCCACGCCCGCGTATGCGCCGCCCGCGGCCGCCGCGTTGAAAGTGAACCCCTATCAGCGCCGCACCATCGGCGACTTTTTCGCCACCGCGTAGCAGAAGGACGGACCGATGCGATCGCAACTGCAATACGAAGACTTCAATACCCCCTACGCGAACCCGGACGACGCGTACGACACGCCTCCGCCGGCGCCGGAGCCGCAGCCTTCGGGCGTCATCCGCAATGCCGCCGAGCTCGCCGCGTGGACACAGGAGCACCTCGGCCGGGCCCCGACCGCCGAAGAAACGCGCGTCTGGCCGTACGGCACTGATGTCCCCCTGATGCTCCAAGGGCTCATTAATCGACAGGAGGCCGGAACGGACCACACCCCCTGGGGCGCGACCACGGGCGTACCGACGCCCGAGCCGGCCCCCGCTCCAGCGCCCCAACCGGCGCCGCAGCCGACGTATAGCCCAGCGCCCGCGCCCGCCTACACCGCGCCCGCGTTCAATATCCCGGCGCCCAATGAGGCGCCGAGCAACCCCGGGGCGTACAGCTACCAAGGCCCGCCGGCGTACATCCCGCCGACGCCGGAGTTCACCGCGCCCATCTACACGCCGCCGCCGGCGTTCGAGGCGCCCGTCTACACGCCCGCGCCCGCATTCGAGGCGCCCGTCTACACGCCGCCGCCCGCGTTCACCTACGACGACTACCAGGCGCCGACGGCGTTCGCCTATGACGACTACCAGGCGCCGACGCCCTTCGCGTACGACGACTACCAGGGCGCGCAGCCCTTCGCCTACGACAACTACACGGCGACGACGGGCGCGGACCTGACGGCCGATCCGAGTTATCAGTTCCGCGTCGGCGAAGGCCTCAACGCGCTCACCGCGTCAGCGGCCGCGCGCGGCGTGGCGAACACCGGCGGGACACTCAAGGACTTCATTAACTACGGGCAGAATGCCGCCTCGCAAGAGTTCGCGTCGGTCGACGCGCGCCGGCTGCAGGACTACTCGACCAACCGCGCCGGCGCGTTCGGCGCGTTCAACGCGAACGAAGCCAACCGCGCCAGCGCCTACAACACCAATCGCGCCGGCGCCGTGGAGCGGTACAACACCAACGAGGCGAACCGCTTCGCCGACTACGGCACCAATCGTGCGGGCGCGTTCACCGCGTTCAATGCGAACGAGGCCAACCGGGCGACCGCCTACAACACCAACCGCGCCGGCGCCGTCGGCGCCTACAACACCAACTACCAGACGCAGTACCAAGACCCCTACAAAGTGGCCTACCAGAGCGCGACCGACACGTACGACAAGACCAACGCGCAGTTTCAGGACAAGTACAAGGCCGACTACCAGGGCGCGACCGACACCTACGACAAGATCAACGCCCAATTCCAGGACAAGTACAAAGCCGACTACCAGGGCGCGATCGACGCGTTCGCGCCGAAGATGACGGCGTACCAGACGATCGCGCAAGCAGGGCAGAACGACGCGAATCAAAACCGCTCGTACGACTACCAGACGTGGCTGCAGAAGTACAACATCTGGCGCAATAGCCAGAACGACACGTTCGATCAGAAGTACAAAATCGCCACGCTGTAACCAGAGGCCGCGCTATGCCCTTTCAGTACGACCGTTTTTCGGACCCCACGACCGGATCGATCCGCGATCTGATTCTGCGCCAAGGCGACATCCGCGCCCAGCAGGCGCAGACGATCGGCAACGCCCAGGCTCGGGCGACGGAGCAGAGCGGGCAGGCGTGGAGCGGCGCGATTCAGACCGTGGGCCAGGCGATCGCCGGCATCCCGCAGCAGATCGCGCAGTTTAAACAGCAGGAGCAGCAATCGCAGCTGCTCAAGTTGAAGACCGACGAATCGACGCAGAACCTCAAGATGGGCGAGGCTGATCTCGCCGTGAAGAACCGCGCGCAAGCGGCCAACACGACGTTCGCCCGGCTGATGAAAGAGACGCCGAAGCTCACCGAGGATGGCGTCTCCGTGTGGGATACAGCGGCGATCACGAAGGCGTTCGCGGATGAAGGCTACGGCCCCGAAGCCGCCAGCCGGGCGCAGCATCTCGACGAGCTGAATGGCTCGTTTCTCCAAGCGAAAGCGGCCCGGCAAGCCCTCGTGCAGACCGGCGCGGCCAAAGTTGCCGCCGCCGGCAACGATCCGACGTTTGCGCGCCTGTTCTTGGATCAATTGCGCGAAAACGGCAACTTTAAACCGGAGCAACTCGATCGATTCAGCGCATACCTGGACGAAGATCCCGTCACCAACACAGCAAAACTGACGGCGTTTCTCATGGGCCCGCAGAAGCACGAGCGCGGCGCGCCGGGTACGTTCGCGATCGGGCCCGACAACATGCCGATTCCGGGCTCGCAAGTTCCGGATCCCATCGGCGAGGCGACGGCCGCGCGCGCGAACGCGGCCCAACTAGAAACCGCGCGCCATAACGCGGCGCTGGAAGCGATCGGCACGTCGACGGGCGATCGCGCCGGCGCCGCGCAACGGGAAACCGCCCGGCACAACGCCGCGATGGAACGCACCGGCGCCGGGACGGAACCGCTCGTCGCCGTGATCGGACCGGATAACAAGCCAGTGCTCGTGCCGCGCGCGCAAGCGGTCGGGAAAACCCCGGCGAGCGCGGGGCAAGGCCGCGCCGTGACGCCATCAGAAGCGGATGACCTCTCGGCGTTTGATACCGGGCTCGATGCGGTCGCGGATGTCCGCAAGGCGCTCGCCGACACGCCGAATGCGACCGGCATCGTCGCGCAGGCGACGGCGGCCGTGCCGTACCTGCCGAGCGACGCCAAGAACCGCTTGGCCGTGATCGACCGGGTGCGGCAAGTGATCGGCAAGACGCTCGAAGGCGGCGTCCTCCGCAAAGAGGACGAGGTGAAATACGAAAAGATTCTCCCGACGCTCGCCGATCCGCCGAGTGTGGCGGCGGCGAAGCTCAACGGCCTCGAGCGCGCGATCATCCAACAGCGGCAACGGCGACTGGATAATCTGGCGGCGGCGGGCTATGACACGTCGAAATTCACCACGCGCCAACCGGGTGGCGGGGGCGGCAACACCACGACCGCGCCGCTCCGTCAACCGATTCCCGGGCATCCGGGCGCGTTCGCCGTGTCGATGGATGGCGGCAAGACGTGGAAGGCCGAGTAATGCCGCAGACCCCACGATCGGGCGACGACGTCACCGCGTTGATGGGCGGCGGCGCGCCCGATCCGAGCCAATGGGGCACGCGCGCGGATGGCTCGGCGAAGGGCGACGGCTTTCTCGGGCCTATGAAACGGCCGGACGGGAAAGTCTCGAGCGAGATTTCGATCGGCGTGAACATCGACGGGAAGGAAGTCGAAATCCCGACGATGGTGCCGACGCTCTCGCCGAGTGAGCGGCAATGGCTGCTCACGAATGACATCAGTGACCCGTCCAAAATCCCGATGTCGATTCAGCAAAAGGCGGTCGACTTCGCGAAGCCGCGGATCGCCGCAGGGAAGTCGCCTTTTGCGAGCGCGGACGAATCACCGAGGGCCTCCCCGACGTCAGGGCAGGATGTGACCGCGTTGATGATGCGGGGCGGCCCGCAGCCCGTCGCCGCTGGGGAACCCGACACGTATTGGGGCGGCGCGGTCAAGGGCGCGGTCGAAGGGGTCGTGGGCGGCGCAACCGGCTTCGTCAAAGGACTCACCGACAGCCCCGGGAATTTCGTCCGCGGCGTGGGTGGGCTGCTCACCACGAATCCGATCACCACGGTCACGAACGCCGCGGCGGGGATCGCCCGCATCCCGGCGGCGATGCGCGCGTCGGCCGCGGATCCGGAAGGCTGGGGGCGCGCCGTCGGCGATCAGACCGGCCAGCAACTGATCGGGATGGTCGCCCCAGGCGCTGTCGGGGCGGCCGGACGTGGCGTCGGGGCGGCAGGACGCGGCGCCGTCGCGGCCGGCAAGCTCGTCGGCCCGGAAGCGGCAGCGCAGATCGTGAAATACGGCTCCACGGCCATCGGCGCGCATGCGGGTGGGCCGGTCGGCGCGATCGCCGGCGCCCAGATCGGCGAAGAACTGGCGAGTCGCATCCGCGCCCGACTCGCGCCCGCGGAGACGCCCGCTGTGTCCTCCGGCGGCACGCCGCGCCTGGTCGGGAAGGCGCCGACGCTCACCGACACCCTTACCGCGATCGTCGACGAACTGCGCGCCCCGCCGGCGGAGGCGCCGCCCGTTGCGACGCCGATCGGCGCGGCACCCGGCGGCGCGCAGGCCGCGATCGACACGATGCGCGGGCTCGCCGACCGACCGCCGACGCCGCCTGCCACGCCGCCCGCCGGGCCCTTGCGCCTCGTGCCCAAACCGCCGCGCGTCGCGATGACCGAAATCCACGAGGCGGCGAAAGCCGCGGCGATCCCGCTGACCGAAGCCGAACGCACCGCCGGCGCGGCCGTCGTGCGCCAGGGCGCGGCGGCGGCGGACGTGCTCGACGCGATCACGACGCTGAAAGCATCCCCCGCGCTCGCCGGGCTGCCGGGCGCGCCGGCCGTGGCCGTGGCGCCGCGTCTCTTCAACGAGCTCGCGATTGCCGCGCGTCGCGCGAAGGTGACGTTGACCGGCGCCGACTACACGGCGGGGGTCGCGCAGATGCAGGCCGGACAGACGGCCACCGAAGCCGTTGCGGGACTGCGCAGGAGCGCGCCGGCCATCGCGGAGGTGCCCGCGGCCATCGCGGCGAAGCCCGTGGCGCTGATCCAGGAAGCCGCGGCCGCGAAGCTGAAACTCACCGGTGCCGAGATGGCCCAAGGCCTGAAGTGGCAACGGGCCGGCATCGCGGCCGACGTGATCATGCAGCGCATCCAATCCTCGCGCGCGATGACCGACCAACTCGGCATGCCCACCCCGACCGAAGCGGCCGCGCTGATGCGCGCCAGAGGATACAAATCATGACCGGTTGCCCCCTCGCCCAGGAGCGTGCCTGATGGCGCTCGCCACCCCCGCCCCCAGCCCGTATTTCACCGTGCTCGACGCCGACGGCAAACCCGTCGCGGGCGCGAAGATTTACACGTACCTGACCGGCACCGTCACGCCGACCGCGACGTACACGGATGGCG